GGATGGCGTTGAGTGTGTGGTTCGTGAAGTACAGATGTCCTTGAGTCGTGACCAAAGCGAAGCACGTTTTGAAGCGTGGAGGGTGCAGGTATGAGCCGTAAAGTATGGTCGCAAGCCTTCGGCGGTACAACACCAGCCATCAAGCCTTTCGGCTCAGGTTCGGCGGTTGTGCGTGATGTCCGCAAGGCTACGCGCCCAATGGAAGATGACGAACAGATGGCGGTCATTGAGTGGGCCAGTAATTTTGTGTATTTCGATGGTGAGCCGCTATCTGAGTTTATTCACCACAGCCCAAATGGGGGTTATCGAGCCAAGGTTGAATTAAGAAGCGGAAAAACTGTCTGCCCGGAAGGTGCGCGTCTTAAAAAGATGGGGACAAAAGCCGGTTTTCCAGACCTGTTTTTGTACATACCGCGTGGCGGGTACTGCGGTTTGTTTATCGAAATGAAGGTTAAAGGCGGTTCAACCAGTGCCGAACAGCGGGCAATTCAAAAGCGAATGGATGCAATTGGTTACTACACGGCGGTTTGTTATGGCTCTGTCGAAACCATCAATTTGATCAAAAAATACATGGCTTTGCCACTCACGATTATGCCCAAACAGGAGTTGATTTAATGGCAGATGATGCAGATATGGCGCAAGCCGAACAGGAGCGGTTAGCTGAGGTAATGGCGCGGTTTAAGCCCGTAGAGGTGGTAGGTGAATCGCTGTCTGAGTGTGACGAATGTGGCGAGGATATACCGCTGGCACGTCAACAGGCGGTCAAGGGTTGCAGGTTGTGCATTGGCTGTCAGTCAGTGCTGGAAATTAAACGTAAGCAGGGGGTTGTGTGATGTCAGGTAAGGTTTTAGATCAGAGTGTGCTTGAACGTATGATTGAGAATGCGCCTATTTGGGCGCGGTTCTTTACCGTTTCACCTGCGGGACGTATGGCTTACTGGAGCTGTGAGCCGTTTTTGAGGTCAAATGATTGGGATACAGACGATATTGACTCGCACATTTGTATTGTGGACAAGGGTTATGACACTGATTGGCAGTGCATGAAACTAAAACTTAAACGCCCAATAATCAAGGGTACGTCTGAATTACCCGATGATGTAAAAAAAGCCTTAGACAACTTTGCTATTGGGATGCTGCACAGTCAAGGCAAGCTAATTCGCTTCAAAAAACTACACCCAGACGCAAAAATTCCCGTCCGTGCTACCGACGGCGCGGCGGGTTTTGATCTGCATTCGACCAAGCGTATCGACGTTCCAGCGGGTCAACGCATGTTGTTGCCCACTGGTATTGCATGTGCCATTCCAGACGGTTGGTGTGGTCAGGTATGGCCACGGTCGGGATTGGCCGTTAAGCATGGCATTAACGTACTGGCGGGGATGATTGATAGCGATTATCGCGGTGAGCTGCATGTGTCACTGATCAATCACGGCTCAGACACATGGGAAGTGAAGGAAGGCGAGCGCATCGCCCAGTTGGTTTTTGTTCAAGTGCTTACCACTGCTATTGAGGTGGAGGACTTGGATGATACGGCGCGGGGTGTTGGTGGGTTCGGGAGTACGGGGAAATGAAAATCTTCGTATTCGAGGGCATGGACGGCAGCGGCAAGACAACCACAGTCCAAGCTGTTGCTACTGAGCTGCAAAACCTAGGCTTTAAGGTCAAGACGGTTTGTTGGTTGTATGACGGTATTGAGCGTGATGCTGTGGGGCGGGCGGCGTGGTATCTGCGGCGTATGGGTGACTGGCATAAGATGGAAATGCCACGGCTTGCACTTGAGCAGTACGACTATGTCTTGATGGACAGGTCATGGATCAGCACCCTGATTTACCAAGGCTATCTGTCCAAAAACCAAGCCGTCACCAACATGATCAGTCAGGCCGTGATTAAAAATTGCGTGTACTCGCCTACGCTGGTATTTCGCCTATCCGTTCCAGTCGATGAAGCACTGGTGCGGATTCAGGATGGACGCGGTGAACTTGGTGAACATGAAACACCTGAGCAACTGTCAGACCTAGAGCGCATTTATCAAAGCGTACTGCCAGCGTTTTTGCGCAGTCACAAAATCCCGATGGTGGTATTACCACGCGGAACGGTCGAGAAGGTGCGTGATACCGCTATCGACCATATCGTAGCAATGCTGCAACCCAGTTTTTTCAACAAGCCTGTAGAGCAGGTCTAGGAGCGTTTCATCATGGTAAAAGCAGAGTTAATCAAACACATTGCAGGTCGTACAGGCTTGACACAAGTCGCTGTCGAGGACGTGCTCAATGACTTAACCAAGACGATCACGGAGCAATTGGCCGCCGGTGGTAGTGTCAAAATCGTGGGCTTTGGTGAATGGTCGGTCAAAGAAACTGCCGCCCGCACAGGCCGCAATCCGAAAACGGGTGAACCGATTGAAATTCCAGCCGGTCGTAAGGTTGTGTTCAAGTCCGGCTCAGGTTTGAAAAACGCCGTTTAATGTGAAACACCGTCATAATGGCGGTGTCTGTTTGGTGTGGTAGCCAAACACTGATGAGCAGCCAAGGGGAAGTGAGAAAATGGCTAGGGTGCAAGATAAAGCGCGGCGCAATATGATCGGACAAAATCTTGCAAAGGCACGGACACTATCAGGATTATCACAGTCCGACGTCATGAGTAAGATATGGCTCAAAGATGACCCCAAGCAACGCAATCGAATCAGTGAAATTGAATCAGGTGGCACATTGCCTGATGCTGAATTACTGCTACAGCTTTGCATGTTGTACGGGGTCAGTGCGGACTATGTGATTGGATTGAGTGTAGAGCCTGAAATCGACGCCACAGCAGGGCGTATGGGCATGATGTACAACGGCATGTCAGAGATTGCCAGTGACTTGCTGAAAGGCGTTGTAGAGCAACTGGCACGCAATGGGGCAGACTATATCGCCAAGATGCCTAAGCCTGCTTCGATGGGCGTGTTGGCCACTGGCAAGGTGGTTTGGAATCTATACAACCAGCACAAGGCCAAAGTACCGCCAGAATTAGGGCATGCTATTTTTGAATTTGCCAAAGAGTTGCAAGGGCTGGACAAGGGCATTGCCGTCAGTATGCGTAACTATGAGATGGCATTGCAGGATTGTATCGAACGCCCCGATACAATCGAGAAGCACCAAACCCTTGCCGACCTGTCACAAGAACGCATGAAACGCCGACCATGCACCGTATTGCCTAAAGTGCTGGAACGCCCACGGCTCAAAGCGGCACCACGGGTATATCGTCTGGTTGAAGCCGGACAGCTCAGTCTGTTTATCAATCCGACTGGTGTATGTGTGCAGCCACAAGGCGGCGCAGTGGTTGATATTGACGATGACGGCGAGGTTTGATGATGACCTCAAAAAAGGTGGGCTATTCGGATGATGTGTGGAAGGCGATTCGACTGCTATGGGAAGCATCGCCGCCCGGTGTCAGTTGGCGCGTGGTACTTGAACAGGTATCAGCAACCCTAAATTGTGAAGTGCCGGGCATTCCTGCCGTATCTACAAAATGCAAGAATGAAAAGTGGCGAAAAACACTGAAAAAAACACTGAAAAATGATGTGAAAAAGAGTGTGAAAAACATGCAAGATTTTCACACCTCAGAGGATATAGAAAACGAAATAAAAACAGTAAGTTCGAGTGATAATTTTCAGGATCAGGAAAAAGATTTTTCACACCAGAAAAGTGTGAAAAAAGTGCGCGGTGAATTGGTTGCCAGCGAAGGCATGGAGCGGATCGAAAAAGCAGCAGCTAAGGCGATCAGTGGCACTGAGCAACTGGTCGAAAAACTGCGAGAAAGTCAGGTCGGCATGTTCAACGTGAATGTTATGTGCATTACGCAGTTGCAGGACTTTCTGAACAAAGTGTTGTCAGCAGAAACGCTTCCAGACTTGGAATTTCTCAAAGCTCAGATGTCTATTATTGCGGGTGCGGCTGAAATGGGGGAAACCTTGTCCAAGACGCAGGAGCGCGTACTCAAGGGCTTGATCGGTTTGCATGGCTTGAATCCCGATGACTTTAAAGACCGGGTTGAAGCACAGCAGATGCAGAACAAAATCATGCAGGAGCTGGACGCTAAAATGGATCAGGTCAAGCGCGATATGCTGGATCAGAAAGCCAAGGTTTTGAATCGAGATATTGCAGCGATTGAGGCAGGGGTACTCACGCCAGACGAGGAGCAAATTGTCGGTACTATGGGCAGTAATGACCATGACGATGATGGGTTAAACTCTGATGGACGGGACGACGAATAGACAGCATGGCCTACAGGCTGACAGCCTAGGCTTTTTGGTTGGCCAACGCCGCATTGAACGCATTACGGCCAATATCGCGCAGGACACGCAGGAAATAGTGCGCTTGCTCAAGGGTATGCTGCAAGACCGCGTATTAAATCCGCCGGACAACCAAGTGCAAGGCTTGGCGGCGGCGATTGCTTTATCACAGCGACAGGCCACAATTGATATTGTGGCCGCTATCCGTGAATCTTCGACCAACACCCAACGCCTACCGATTGCCACGCGGCCAACAGTTGATGTGGGCGGGTCAGGTGCGGCGGCTGTGGGTCAGGTTGATACTCTACCGCCTGTATCGACACGGCCTACGGTTGATGTGCGCAGCGATGCCGATCTACCGCGCAATGATGTACCACCAATCACTGACACAAATACGCCTACACCAAACGCGCCAGATTCAACCGATAGCACGTCTGACGATGCAGCGGGTACGAATGCACCGCCTAGCACCAGAACGGACTATGTGCGCGATGCTAGGGGGCGTTTTGTGCCACGCAATCGAGCAGGTGATGCCGATGGTGCGGGTGGCGATGATGCAACGGCTGAAAATACCGATGGTCGTGTAAACAATGGCCGTCGCCGTGGTGCGAATGGTCGGTTTGAGGGTAACGGTGATTCTAAGTCATGGTTCGATAAGTTTAAGAATGCGGTATCCGGTGGCGTATCTACGGGTATGGCTGACACACAAGGCGTAGACCCCACTGTTGACGCTATCAATGAATTGGGCGGGTTACTGTCACCAATGAAAAAGGCGGCGGGGTTTGCCTTTAAGCCTATTTCTATGCTGATGAAGCGTAACAAACGCAGTGAACCGTTACCTGCCGACCAAGAACGCCACAATCGTGAGGAACGTAAGTTTTGGGGGCGGTTGGTTGATGCTATAACGACCCAAACCCGTAGTCTAAGCGGCATGGGTGGGCTGGGAATGCTGCGGATGTTGCCATTCGTGATACCCGCCGTGGTTGCCGCCGTGACTGCTTATCTGGCAAAAGAAGCTGTTGATAAAGCTAATGAGTTTTTTGATGAAAAAAGGCCAGAGGAGCAGGGCGATATTAACCCTGATGGCTCAACCAACAAAGGCGTTATCGGTGCGGTTAATCGTTTTGCCAAGCGTGTGATGAATGGTGTTCGTGGTGCAGCCAATTCTGTGAATGCGTGGCTTGGTGGCGATAATGATTATTTTGATGATGGTACCGCGCCTGACTCAGTGAATCGCATTGGCTTAAAAACAGATGCTGTTAATCAGCAGGGTGGTGTGGGTGGTCAAGCGGCGGCGGGTGCTGGACAGCGCACAGGAAGGCCGCAACGTGGCTTTACACCTGATAAAGCAGCTTCGATTAAGGCCACTGCTGAACGGCTTGGTGTAAACCCAAATGATCTGGCGGCTATTATTTCGTTTGAAACGGGCGGTACTTTTGATCCGTCGATCCGAAACAAGCCCGCCAAGGGTCAGAAAGCAACATCTGCCACTGGTTTGCTGCAATTTATAGCCGGTTCAGGCGGTACACCAGGCAAATACTACGGCATGACCCGCGATCAATTCGGCGCACTGCCATTTGAGCAGCAGATGCAGTACGTTGAAAAGTATCTCAAGGATTCAGGCATTGGCGGCAATAAAACCAGTGTTGCCGATATGTATAGCGCAGTGCTTGGTACGCCAGCCAGTGGTTATAAAGAAGGTACGGATGCGTATGCCAAAAACAGCAAATTGGACGTCAACAGAAATGGGGTTATTGAAAGAGGTGAGGCGGTCAATAATCCAACATTCTTGCAACACCGAAAGATCAACTTTTTTCCAGAAAATGCACCGCAACCAGCCGCACCAACCCAGATTCCCGAAACATCAGAGGGCATTGCTAAGTTGGCTGATGGCTTACCTGCGCCTGCTGCACCCGTGCCAGTACCCGCCGTCACCGTGCCAGTACCCGCGCCTATACCTGCCAGCAACACGCAAAGTATGATCATGCCAGCGGCAAGGGTCATGTCATTGCCAATCAGTGCGTCAAGTGCAAGGCAGGCCCCCAACCTGCCAGCCATGCAGCCTATGCCGCAAATCAAGGAGCGGATCAGTAGTCCAGCCCCGCAGGTGGTGACAATCGCACAGTCTGCCGATACTATCGCTCAAAACGTGGGTGATCGGGCAATAGCCCACGCTGTCACGGGTGGACTGGGGATGAGAAATACATGGGAAGGATGAGTTATGTGTACATGGGGTGATGGGTTGGACACCAAGCCAGTTAGATATGTTTGCTAAGGACTGGATTGTCTTGTAACCGGAACCAGCCCCAAACACCCCTGCCACACCAGCCAAACTATCCCCAGACGTACTAATCTGGGGATTTTTGCATGAGCAAGTCGCGCAAAACCAACACACTGAAATATGACCTAAAAAAGCGCGGTCGCACTGTCACCGGACAGGATCGGTCGAATGTTGATATGCAAGCGATGGTCGAACAGATCAACAGTGCAAAAACACAAGAACTGGTCAATACCGGTTCACTGATCGGTTTTTATGGTCATCAAATCCGCCAACGGTTCGGCATGTTTCCGCCTGAAACCGCAATCATCGACGGCAAAGTGGTGCGCCTAGAGCCAGCATTCAAAACCAAGTCGATTAAAGCCTATCCCGACGGCACGGTCGAACACCAACACGAATTTTTAGACAACGAATCAGGCGAGTTTGCACGTCGCCAGTATCTCGCCAATGGGGGTGGTTTTAGCACGGCTGTCACTTATAAGCCGATGGGTTCAAAGCTGGTCCCGACCCTGTTTGCGGGCTTCGATTTTGTCTGGCAGCCCAACTACGCAACCAATGTGGGTGATGGTCAGTTGTTTGATGGTCTGTATGTGCCTGAATCGCCAGATGTAGGCATTCCGCTATTCGATAGCGCAACCAATCCGCAGCAGCTCGAACCTGTGGCCGCGTTACTGGCACACACGCTAGAGCGGCAAATCTTGCAGACGTTCGACAGCATGCACGCACAGATGCAACTGACCACACATACAGAGCAGGCGTTTAGTCAGGTCGAAGTCTTGATGCTGGAAAATCAGCACTTGCGTGACCGTCAGGCGCGTCGTGCTGAGTTACAGCGGCAACGCCAAGCTGATCTATACGATGGCATGTCAGGCGAAGTCATGCCATTTGAGCAGTACATGGAGGAAGCACGGGCTTTCACGGCGGCGCAGCAGGAGCAAGAACAGCAGATTTTCGATGAGGTCAAAAAACAGAGCAAAGGTGTTGCACCTTGGGTCTTTGGCATGTTGACGGGGATCTAACACATGGCCATTCCTAAGTCATCGCGTGAATGTGTCCTCGATGCGTGGGTTAATCGGATTGCCGATTTTCGCGCATGGTGCAAGCCAGAAACACAACATGCTCACAACTGGAAAACACGCCCCTTCTCGCAAGCTGTGGGCGGTTGTCGCGCTCAGTTGGTCGATGATGCCGAGGCGATGCTGACTGAGTGGCGTATCAACGAAAATGAGGACGTTAAAGGCGGTTCGACAGCGTTTATTCCAGTGATGCTGACTGCCATTGCATCCATCGAAGTGCCGCCTGATGTTGGTCAGATCATGGGTGTGCCGTATCTGCTCAATACGATGCTACCCAATGACCCGCTAGAGCGTGAAGTCCAGTTGCGGACGATTCCTGCGGCATGGCGGGCTCAAATCGCGTATTTCAGTACCAATCCACACGATGCCCAGTCTATCGCCAATCAGTTTTGTGCATACATGACCGATGACGCAAAGCGGCGGTTTCAGGTGTCGTATGACTTGGGTGGTGGCTTTGTCGATCAATGGGACATCATGGTTTTGGAAAATAACCTGTTTCCAAGCGATGCCCCGAACGAATCAAAGAATATGTCAATTTTCACGGTAGACGTGACGATGATTGGCCTTGTTCCGCATGTGATTGGCCTTGGTGGTGATTGGGATAGCGTCACTGATGCTGGTTATAACCCGCTCACTGGCGAGATGGGTGGTGATAACGGTGGGCAAGACCCAAGTCTAGGCTTGTTGGTGGTGCGAGCTGATTTTGATGATGAAAATACGCGGGTAAATGCCGATCCAGACACGGGCGACGTCACCACAGAGGTGATTGCGCCATGATCAATCTACTAAACGGTAATTGTTTGGATTTAATGCGCTCTATGCCTGATAACTCGGTCGATAGCATTGTCACAGATCCGCCATACGGCCTAAATTTCATGGGTAAAAAATGGGATTGTAGTGTGCCAAGTGTCGAAATTTGGGCTGAATGCTTACGGGTGCTCAAGCCCGGTGGACATTTATTGGCATTTGCTGGTACGCGCACACAGCACCGAATGGCCGTCAATATCGAAGATGCTGGTTTTGAAATTCGAGACATGATTGCGTGGGTGTACGGGTCGGGTTTTCCTACGTCTATGGATGTGAGCAAGGCTATCGACAAGGTGGATGCAGCCCACGCCCGCCGCGCACGACAACTGCGGTTCACCGAATGGATGCGCGGCACCGGGCTGACGTCCGCACGCATCAATGAAATCACAGACACGAACATGGGCAGTCACTACACCACTGCGGCAAGCCAGCCATCCATCGCCACGCGAGAACACTTCGAGAATCTGCGCCCGCATTTCGGCGTCGACGTTCCCGATTGGGTCGAGCAGATGGTTGACGAACGCACGGTGGAGTCGGAGAACTTCAAAAGGCGCGAGGTGGTCGGGCGTAGCGCGAACGGCATCGCTGGTGGCAGCGGCAAGCACGCGGGAGAGGGCAGCGCATACGGATTCGGCGCAGAGTTTGACATCACCGCACCAGCCACCGACGCCGCCCACCAGTGGCAAGGCTGGGGCACCGCCCTTAAACCAGCTCTGGAGCCAATCACCATTGCCCGCAAGCCGTTCAAGGGAACAGTAGCAGCTAACGTTCTGGAGTGGGGGACGGGCGCGATTAATATTGATGGGTGCAGGGTTGGCGAATTTCATAACGTCACACCAAGCGGCGTTGATCGGCGCAACGCAGCCTTGGCTGAGGCTGGATACCGTCCCAGTACATACCAGATGGGCGAGAAAGCACCGAACACGCCGCCCGGCCGCTGGCCTGCAAACTTAATACATGACGGCAGCGATGAAATCCTAAAAAACTTTCCCTCCAGTGTGAGCCCTTGGATTGGAAATGCCAATAAAGGAGCTAAAGGAGGGGTGATGTTTGGTGGTTCCCAGCAGTCTATTTCTGACAAAACCGAGTATAGGGATGCTGGCAGTGCCGCTCGGTTCTTCTACTGCGCCAAGGCCAGCCGCAAGGACCGCGGCGCCAGCAACAACCACCCAACCGTAAAGCCAACCGACCTAATGCGCTATCTGTGCCGCTTAGTCACGCCGCCAAAAGGGATTGTACTTGACCCGTTTATGGGTTCTGGCAGCACGGGTAAAGCCGCTGTTTTAGAGGGTTTTAGTTTTGTTGGTATGGAGTTAGACGCTGATTATTTCAAAATCGCACAGGCCCGAGTGAGTAGCAGCAATCAATCGGATAGCGGTCAATGTGGGCTGTTTGATGGAGTGATTGCGCCATGATGACCTTCGGTAGTGTTTGCAGCGGTATCGAAGCCGCAAGCGTTGCATGGCACGGCATGGGGTGGCGGGCGGCATGGTTGGCCGAGATTGAACCGTTTCCAAGTGCGGTACTTGCCCACCATTACCCTGATGTACCAAACCTAGGCGATATGACCACGATTGCCGACAAGGTTTTGTCTGGTGACGTAGCCGCGCCGGACGTGCTGGTTGGCGGTACACCTTGCCAAGCCTTTTCTATCGCGGGATTGCGTCAATCGCTTGATGATTCCCGTGGTCAGTTGTCCCTTGAATTTGTGAGATTAGCCAATGCAATTGATTCAAAACGATCTATTCACGGAAAACAGCCAGCAATTATCGTCTGGGAAAACGTCCCCGGTGTGCTTAACACCAAAGACAACGCATTCGGCTGCTTTCTGGCAGGGCTTGCAGGTGAAAGCAGTGCATTGCAGCCAGCAGGGGGAAAGTGGACAAACGCTGGTTGTGTGTTTGGACCACAAAGAGCAGTCGCGTGGCGAGTCCTCGATGCCCAATTTCATGGAGTTCCACAACGACGCAGACGTGTGTTTGTTGTCGCAAGTGCTAGAGACGCATTCGATCCATCCCAAATACTTTTTGAGTTCGACGGCGTGCGCAGGGATATTGCGCCGAGCCGAAAAACGGGGCAAGAAACTGCCGAAAATGCTGGATGTGGCGTTAAGGCGGCAGTGCCGTTCAACCGGCAGCGATCAGATGAATACTCAGACCAAGACATAGCCAGTACATGCACGGCAAGGGACTACAAAGACGCGACTGATTTAGTGGTGGCGTTCCCAACTGAGCTATCTGCTACTCAGTGTGTTGCAGCACAAAATCTATCGCCTTGCCTTGGTGTTGGTCATACGGTATCCGTCGCTTACTCATTCGATTCACTTGCCAGCAACAGCATGAAGTCGGCCAATCCACACAGCGGTTGTCGTGAGGTCGATTTATCCAAAACGCTTGATAGCAGTCATCCATGCCCCAGCAAAAATCAAGGTGGTATCGGCATTGTTCAAGCGACCTACGGCATACCCGGCAACATCATCGGCCGCTCACCTAAAAACGGTGGTAACGGAACAGGTTATTGTGAGGATCTAGGATACACACTCACAAAAACTGACAGGCATGGTGTTGCTTATGCTGTGACTTGTGCTAGTAAGCAGCAGTCACAAAGTCTTGGCTTTGATGTTGCTTCTCCAATAATGGCGAATGACTATAAAGAGCCGCAAGTAGTTGCCTATGCTTATGCTGAAGCAAAGCAGCAAAACTACATTTGCGAGTCTAGCGATTGCCTGAATCCAGATCAGCCACAGTGTTGGCGGGTCTATCATCCCGATGGCGTTGCACCAGCTTTGCAGTCAGGCGAAGGACGCGGCAATGCGGTTTATGTTCCTATGGCCGTTCGCCGCTTAACGCCAGTCGAGTGTGAGCGATTACAGGGATTCCCTGATGGATATACCTGTATTCCATACCGTAAAAAAACCGCTGATCTATGCCCCGATAGCCCACGTTACAAAGCCCTTGGTAATTCTATGGCTGTGCCTTGCATGGCGTGGATTGGCAAGCGCATAGCCGATTATGTGGGGATGCAGCCATGACCCCACAGATCATCAAGATAGATTCCCGTGTCAGTGGCTACGATGGCGAACCGGTGCGAGTGCTTGCCGTCTGTATGCCCAATAGCGGCAAAGTCCTAGTCCAGAAGATTGCACCCTACCGCGAACCAATCAAGTCCAGCCCCGACACGGTGCTGGTTACAGATTCACCAAGTCACCACGCTAATTGGCAACTGGCCTTTTATGAGCAGCAGGACATTGCAGCAGCCACACGCGCCTATTTCGAGCGTAAGCGGGGCGGTTTCGTCAAGATTGAATCGGCTGTAGCCAAATATGACCCCGAAAGCGTCTTAGAACTGCGCAAAATCGACAAGACCGGCGCGGTGCATGAATTTAACAGTAGTGAGTTGACCAACGGCCATATGGCGATTCTGTTGGCGATTTGGGCATGTGGTCGGGCGTCGTTCGGCAACATGCTGTCTGAGCAGATGACAGATGATGGAGATGTAAGCCTAGACGACGATGACGACGATTCAATGATGCCGTTTAGCCTGAATGGTGGCTGATCTCTATGGCACTTGCTGATCTAAAAACGCTGGTTGAATGGAAACAAATGTGTTTGCGGTACCGCTATGATATTACGCGGTTTGCAATTGAAGCACTGGGCATAAAACCAACTTGGCAGCAGGATTTACTATTTCGATCCATTCAAACACCGGGTAGCCGTACCAGCGTCGCGTCTGGTCATGGTACGGGCAAAACGGCCAGCTCAGGCATTGTTGCGCTGTGGCACCTATTGTTCTTTGAAGATTCGGTGATGATGTTCACCGCGCCGCAGATTAACCAGCTACGCAAACTGGTCTGGAAAGAAATTACCCTGTCGCTCACCAAGCTCAAATCAGGGCCGTTGGCTTGGCTTGCCGAGTATGTGGTGGTGTTGGCCGAGATGGTCTATATCAAAGGCCACGATAAAACATGGCATGTGTTAGCTAAGACAGCACCAAAGCACCAGCCGACCAACTTAGCGGGTCAACACGGTGACAATTACATGCTATGGGTCGATGAAGCCTGTGGTGTCGATGATGCGGTCATCGAGGTGGCGATGGGTGCGCTTACCCATGAAGATAACCGCTGCTGTATGACCAGCCAGCCAGCGCGGGCGGCGGGATTCTTTCATGACACACACCACAAACTGAGCCATCGAGCGGGCGGCGTATGGACAGCATTGACCTTCAATGGTGAGCAGTCGCCACTGGTGAGCGTTAAAGTCATCAAGGAGATGCTGCAAAAATACGGCCATCGTGACGATGCGGGTTATATGATCCGTGTACGCGGGCTGTTTCCTGACTTATCCAACGAGTTTTTGGTCACTCGCACACAAGCTGCTGAGATGTATGTCGGTAAGTCGTTGTTTGACGGCGCACACGATGACTACGGCTATATTATTTCTGTTGACGTGGGCGGTGGTGTTGGCCGCGATGATTCAGTTATTGCCGTGGCGAAAGTGTGGGGACGAGCTCAGTGGGGCGATAATGCCAGACGGGTTGAGATTGTCGATCTGCCATTGGTCAAAAACAAAGATAACTTGCATGAGTTGGCGGGGATTATCAACGAGTGCATGATTCGCTATCCGAACGCCTCACTTGTACTCGATGACAACGGCGCAGGTAAGGGCTTAGGCCAGCACTTGAAGGCCAACGGGATATTTTTCAAGCCGGTCATTTGGGGTGGTGCATGCTTTAGTAATGCCAACAAGCGAGAATATGCCAACAAGCGCAGTCAGGCCAACGTCTGCCTATCACGCGCTATCGCACAAGGCCGATTCAAGATCACTACACGCAAATATATGGTCAAGGTGCAGGATCAGATTACCAAAATCGCATATTTCTTTGATGAGCACAGCCGATACAAGGTGATGAGCAAGGAGGATATGCGCAAAAAAGGGATCAAGTCCCCCGACCTTGCCGATGCCTTCGCGTTCCTATTTCTTGAGGGTGTCAACTACACCGAAGCGGGCGAACTGGTATTTACCAATGAGGAGTCGGTATCCGATGATGATGACTGGGGCGCGTTGCAGGCGGCGGCTGAAAATCTGTAGGAGTGGAACCATTCAAAAACGGCGTTTGGCCAGTGCTCAAAATAGGCTATTCGTGGTTTTTGAGTGGTTGCTATGTCCGTCTTTTTTAAGCCAAAGCACCTAAAGCGTCTTTTTAAGGTTGATGCCGACCATACCCGCACTGAGCGTGAAAAAATCGTATCGCTCAAGTGTTGGCATCTCGACACATGGATCATGACCAGTGCGACGGTGTTTGATGATGGCTTGGTGGTTGTAGATAAGATCGAAGCCCTAGATGGTCAGTTAGTTGTCGCTGCGCTCAAAAACCTATCAAAGCCCGCCAAAATCCTGATTGGGTCTGGTTTTGATCAGTACATCCGACATCATCTTGATGCAGGCGGTATTGCCTACACGTCTCTAAGTTTGGCAGGACGTTGTTTTAGCAAAGTCGATGCTGATAATTTTTCTGACAAAAAATCTGCCGCTTATTTCAAGCTGATTGACGCGGTAAAGGCCGAAAAGTTCAAGGTGGGCGTGACGGGTAAAAACAAACCGATTCAACGCAAACAAATTATCGAACAATTGGGCGGTGTGCTTTTTTATTTCGATGATCGGGCGCGGTACAAAATGTATAGCTATGAGCAGCGTAGAAGCATGCGCCTAGCCACGCTTGAGATTGCCAACACATTCGCCCAGATTTACGCAGAGGGCGTAACCTAATGCCTACCCCAATCATCTTCACGCTCACCAACGCAGGCTTAAACGCAGCCCTAGACGCCGATGCCAATGGCCTGACGCTATCGCTGACACAGATCGGCATTGGTAGCGGCAAATACACACCAGCGGCTACCAGAACCGCACTACAGACTGAGATTGCACGCTATCCGCTATCGGGTGGTGACGTAGAGTCGAATAGCAAGACATTGCGGTTTTCAGCCATTCTTGAGTCTGTCACCACACAACAGGCGTTTGAAGTTGGCCTGTTCACGTCTACAGGCGTTTTGTTTGCGGTCGCAAGTACCGTGCTGGCTGATCCGTTGGTGTTGGTAACGGCAAACATCTCGTTTATCGCAAGTTTTGGCCTTGTCCTGACAGATATTCCGGCCAACGTCATTACGGTTGTGACCGATCCAAATGCGCCACTGGCCTTGGTGCTTCATCAACAGCATTTGGCAGCATTAAACCCCCATCCGCAATACACACTCATGACACTGTTTCAGCAATTGGTTGCGACGGTGGCATCACTAACGGAAGAACTCATGTCTACTCAAGATATTGTCGCTATTAACGCCGCGATCAACCTGATTCAGGAGCGCCTGACGGCTCTTGAGCAACGTCCTACCGCTCAGTCTGCGATTGATGATTTTGTCTCAGGTAATTTTGAAGTGTGGCACGCATCCTTGGCTCAAGGTGATGGCGGTTATCAAAAACTACCAAATGGATTGATCTTGCAATGGGGAAGAATTGATCTTCCTGTTACTGATCTTGGTGATATCCGAATTGCGTTTCCCATTACTTTTCCATCAGCTTGTTACAACCTACAAACTTCTGTTTACCAACAAGATTCAAATCTTGCTGGTGATGGGGCTTTTCATGTTAAGTCGATTGACGTGCTCGGCGGCAATGTGTTTTTGCAGACGTACAACAGCCAGACCGGCACCGGAAACCTGAACGGTTTTTATTGGTCTGCGATTGGTCATTAATTGTGAATGCCTACCGCAACGCCATACGCGACTTGATCGAGCTGATCAAAGCGCGTGGCACGTCAAGCCAAATGCTTGCTTGGCAGATCGGCGAGGATGAAGTGAACGATCCTACGCTGGTCAGCCTACGCGCATACGGTAGCCGCACCCATACCGACGTGGTGATGGTCGCATGTGGCACGTCTGGTATTTGGGAACCACTGCCAATGGTAGTTATTGTCATGCCACAACTGCCACAAATCCTGCAATTGCGCCGCACATACGGAATTGAATAATGGTTTTTGCGCCGGATGTTGAGCGGGATAGGATCAGACGCGAGCAGCAGGAACGCCAAGCCCGTGAGTCCTTTCGTAAGCAGGCGCGGGAAAACTTGCGCGGCTCAAAAAACTTTGCCAGCGAACAAAATACGCTATTGCGGGAACGTGACAAGCAGATTCGGGATGATCTGGCAAACGCTGCAAAAATCACGAAGCATCAAGTCCCCCAAGGTACCGATACCAAGGGCATGCTTGAGCTGACATTCGGCAACGACAAGGGCAAGTTATCACAGACACTGACCGATGATGACCTACGGACATTCAGCCGCAATGTGGCCACGGCACAAGAACGGTTTGCCGGTGGTATCACGCCACAGCAGGTTATCGACTTATCGCGGGATATTGACCGCGAACGCTCAAACAAGCAGATTTTTCTAGCCGCGCCATTTCAGCGTAAGGGCGATACTTTCCGCTATCTCACCAATGCGGGGCCAGACAGTAAAGATACGCGCCACTACGTCACAGTGCAGTTTTTGGGTTACGCCAACATGCTGACAGGTGCAAAGGAGAAAAAAGGGCAGGCTATCCGCAACAACGTCACCAATGGAAAAATTAGGTTTACTTGTGACTGTGGCCGTCATCGGTACTACTACAACTATCTGGCAGGCGTGGGTAACTACCATTTAGGCCAAAAGGAGCTACGGTTTCCATTCATTCGCAACCCAAATTTAGGCGGTGTGGCTTGTAAACACGTCTTGCGCGTGATGCAGGTGATTACGTCGCCGCTGGGTGTCGATTACGTCGTGAAGCAGGTGCAAAAAGACCGCGCCATGCTTGACCGGCAAGAAGGGCAAGCCAAGACAACCAGAACCGACCTTAACGCTGAATTTGACCGTCAGCTCAAACAAGCCGACGGCAAACGCTCACAAGTCACGCCGACCACGGAACGCGCCGGATACAAGCGCAAAATGCAGAACGCAGCGCGTAAGGCGGCACAGGAACAGGCGGCCAAGGAGAACCAGCGGGCTGAACGTATAGCGCGTCAGGCACGATTGGATGGTTTGTTCGCCAGTGGCTTGATGCCCGAAGATGATTACAAGTTTTACAGTGAGCAAAACAAATGACCATCAGCCCCGTAGTAAATCAGGTGGCCAGCGGTCGCCGCCTTGTAGCGCGTCAACTGGTGATGAATGGACTAGGCACCATCCCATGCCAAGTCTGGCGCAAGCGGGTAGTTCCCAACGATCCAGCAACGCCCACAGCTACCGGCCTAAGCTGGAATAGCATTGCACTGTCTGAGCAAGACGAACCCGATTATGAGTATGACGAGTTGGGCTATGCCTACATGCTGCTAGATCGGTTTACAGGTGCTGCAATGCACGACAACAACAGCATGGTGAACGGTGCCGACACAATGATTATGGCGCAGATTGAGCCATATGACGATTCAATCACAGATAAGCGTCAACAGATCATTCAATTGCCAGAATGGTTGCCGAAGATCGGTGACTTGTTTGCGCTACTGATCCAGCCTGAATTGATCCTGTGGCTTGAGCTGGTCGATATAACGGGTCAGAGCATGGTAGCGGATTTTGGCAAAAAGTATATTTTGAACAAACGTGATGATTTATTTGAAAAAGAGCCGTTTAAATCTGAGCTTGAGGATCGGTTGGAACCTTAATTTTTGGGCGTGTTTGTATCTGCGAAAGTGTGGCTAATGTCATTCACTGGAGCGATGCAATGTCTTATCGCTTGTTTTACCAAGAAGGTGCGCCCACTGGCACTAAAGAGATGAAGATTCAGTGCATTTCTGCCATTTTTGGCTACCAGATTCAGGGGCCAGTTGGTGTAAAGGTGCGTTTTTCGGGAACGAATCGAATTGATCCTGATGTCGATAACCCAGATCATTGGCTTCCCATCGTCGAAATAGAGAAAGAAACCGCCGATGATCGGGAGCTGGGGCATACCACAGGCCACTCATACGACACGTTGATGTTTGAAGTGCTGCAAGGCCCCGCAGACGTTATGGTCAGTTCGGGAGTAGCAGGCTAATGGCAGTCACGGTATTTAGTGCCGCTGGTGAGCCGGAAGATTTGGCTTTAACCAAAGCGGTCAAGAACAATTCAGCGGTAAAGCGTCAAATTGTTTGCACTCGTGGGATTTTTCCGACGCTGATTGAGGGCGGCACAGCAAACACGCGGTTTGAATCACACATCAAAGTGAATACAGGCGAGCAGCCATGCACAGGCTTGCA